CGAATACACTGATTTATGAGGAACCCATGACCCGCTTGGTTGATGTCGATGGTAGTCGCACCACCACCACCGAGGCGCAGCGGGTTACCGGCACTATCCCCAACCCACAGCCTAGCATCAGCCACGTTTACCGCAAGCTCACCCTGTTGCAGGGAGCCATCAGCGGGAACACTGGCAGTGGTCGCGGAGTTTTTTGTTACAATATCAACGGCCATTAGTTGTGCCTCTTAGCTTGATAGGGATAGGGCTGTCGTTTAAGAGACAGTCCAAGTGTCAACAGTCAGTGTTGTGTTTGAACCAGTAGCTGCTACGTTTATCTCACGAAAGTCCGGTGAAACAAAGAAAGAAAAACCACCAACCCAGTTCAGTTGCTTGGCAATCTTTCCAGCCACTTCTTCCGGACCTTCTCCATCGGGCTGGGTAACCGTGTAGGTGCCGCTTGTGCCTGCCGTTACGTCACCAAGGAAACTCCACGTTACGACAGTACCCTGTGGGAAGGGACCATCAAGACGTACCTTAACTATTGACGCAGGGCCAGGAGTTACACTGGTTGCAGAAGGGGGGTCATCTTTTTCGGCATAGGGTACCCGGGTGGTGTCGCAAGTCAACTTACCGTCAACGGCAGTTTCACACCAAGCGTAGGTTTTGCGGGGCCTAGGGTTACCATGCCACTGTGTTTCTGTTACAAGAGCCATTTGTTGTTCTCCATAAGAAAAAGGCCCCACTCAAAAAACCCACCGTTGCCAGTGGGATAAAAATTTGAGTGAGGCCCATTCGGGTTACCTCAGTAAAGTTGCTTAGCCAGCAACGATAATGTTAACGCCGTTTTCCGGACGGTAACACTGAGTACCAAACAGACGGTCAGCCGTATACAAGGTAGAAAGAAATTCTTGCTTGTATTGCGTTTGACTGCGTACACCAATCTGCTCAGCCAGAACGTAAGCGTCCTTGTGAGCAAGCAGGGCTGCACGAGCACCAGTTACACCATCGGGGGTCGGTACGTTGGTAGAAACGTATACGTCAACGCCGTACAGTTCACCAATCTTACCGTTCACAGTACCCTTGTTGTTAACAAAGTCCTGAGAGTTGTAACGCTCAATGCCACGGATAGCGTTAGCCAGTGACGGAGGAATAACAAAGAAGCGACCCATCATAGGTACGTCATTGTCATCCAGCACTTGCAGCGCATCACGCATGGTGCGGTCAATGAAAGCGTTGGTAGGAACACCACCACCCCATACACCAGTTGCCGTGTCTGCGTCAGCTCCCGGCTCCAGAGAAGCGTTGTGGGAGAAGTTAGCACCAGTACCGTTACCCAGCTTGGTGCCGTTGGAGAACAGGATGGTGTCGGTCTGACGTGCCAGAGCATAACCAGCATCTGAGGTGTAGAACCTACGCAGCGAGGACAGAGCCTGTGTTTCGGTAATGTCCTCAATCATGCGGGAGTATTCCCAGTGCTGGTCAATGTTGATAATCAGCTCGCCTTCGGTGTCGGCAATCAGAGATACTGAGGTCTCTGCTACCTTCTGAGAGGCGTCACCACGGATGGGAGAAGGTACGTGAATCGTGTCACCCTTCTTGCCCTTCATGGACATCTTTTTTACAAGGTTTGCCAAGACGAGGTTCTTCTCGTACTCAGCGATGATTTCGTCACTCCAGATTTCGGGGACGAAAGTTGCTGCTGTGCCTGTGTTACCGCCGGGGCCCGGGATGGACGTAACTTGCGGTGCGGCATTAAAGGGATTGCTGCCAGCCATGTGGATTCTCCTTAGTTGGTTGGATTGAGACCCGTTGCGTTCAAGGAGCGTACATTGTCTACAATGGCTGTGTCTCGGTCAGAGAGAGAAGTTCTGCGTAAGGGTCCTTGGCACCACTCCAAGACAAGCTCGGCTTGAGCTTTCTTGCCTACCAGCAGCGGGACTAATGTTGATAAGACAGGCACTGAAGCCTTCTTACCTTTAGCCCGAACTTGCCAGCACGGACGCGCATTTCGCTTACGACTAGCGCCATCGTAAAGAACGTGGACGTTCCAGCCCTGTTCCTTAGCAATGCGCTTAACTTCTTCTACTATTACCGGGTTTGTGTTGGATACTAGAGACACATACGGAGTGTAGTTTTTACCTACCCTCTCAAGTCCAATGGACCCGTCTGCGTCTAGTAATCCAGCTAACCACTGCAAACTCATCGTACACGTCCTTCGGCGTATGCTTGCATAATCTCGTTAGAGAGCGCTTCATATCTGTCCGGGTCGTTCTTCATAAGTTTGATTATGTCAGCGCGGCGATAAATACGCTTGCCTGAACCACCTTGAGCCGTTGCTGTAGAACCCGTACTTGCCGCCTTAACTGTCTGCCGGCGAGCCTGTTGTTCAACCGCTGCTGCCTGTTGTGCTACCCCGGCACGTTCTTTGTACAGGGTAATAAGCTCATCGGCAAGAGTATGGTTGTACTTCTGGTCAGCCTCAACAAACATGGCTTTACGGACTTCACTGGCAGAGACCCACTCAGCAAACTTGGAGTCACTCAGGACCTGTTGCATATCGGGGTGCTTCTTTGCCAGTGCAGCTAGAGCAGTCTGCTTCTGATATTCCAGAGCAGTCTGGTTAGCCTTCTGTACTACAGGGTGTCTCTCAATGGCGCGGCTTACGGCCTTATCAGGGTCCTCAAAGAAGTCAACCTCCTCCTCGGGCTCCGGTTGCGCCTGTGCAGATGTAGATTGGAGTTGGGCAGTAATGTAGCTGTCTACAATCTTCCTGAGTTCCCCCACCTCTGAACCCTGCTTGCCAATCAGCTTCTCAGCTTCTTGGTGCATGGCTGCAATCTCCTTGATGGACTTACCCCGATACTTGTCGGGTACATCGTCCTCCTCGGGTTGCTCCTGTGGTGCCGCGAACTCCGCTAGGTTGTCCGTTATCGGCTCTGGGACTGCCTCGGTTAATACCTCGGCCTCATGGTTGGTTGTAGGAAGCTCATCGCCTTCCTGGTCTATCAGCTCTGCTGCTGCCATAATGTTTCTCCGTTCGCTAAGGAATTGTAGAGATTATTCACCAAAAGCGGTATGCCCTTGGCGTTTTTCATAAGCCATCTTCTCCCTACGCTTCTTATCCCACTTGTCGTAAGCAGTTGGAAAACCTGCTTGGTCGTTCCCGGGGAGTTGAAAGTTGGGGACAGCTTGTTGCTTCCTAGCGACACCACCGCACTGTAGGCAGGTACACTGCGCTATGTCGTTCTCTAGGAAATGTTCTTCTACGAGTCCACAGTTGGTGCATTCGTAGTCGTTGAGGACCCTCATAGGTCCCCTTCGGATTCTGCGCGTTTAATCTGTTCCTCAAGGTTAATCAGGAAGCTGAGTACAGCTAACTGGCCTCTCCGAAAGTCCAAATCACGCTCGTCTTTGGTTGCCTGAATACTATCAATTACACTCGCGTTGTTTACAAGTTCCTGAATAAGCATCTCCCAACCCTTGGATTGGAACATGATTTTCATTTCACCAAAGTATTCTTCGTCCGTATAATCAGACATAGCCCCTGCCTCACGTTATAACTTATGTTATACTTACGCCCATTATAACATAAGTTTTTATGTTTGTTAACCCCTAGGCAGCGGCTTTTTCTTCTTGGGGCTTAGCCTTGGTTTTGGGCGTGTTCTTTGCCTCAAGCTCCGCAACCCGGGCCTCAAGTGCCTCAATACGATTGAAAGCGGTTTCAAACACAGGGTTAATTTGGTCAATGATTTTCTGCATATCGCCACGCATAAGCATAGTGTGTATCCTCTTGTTTTAAAGTTAGAATGTGCCACCATCTATGGTGTCCGTCCAAGTTCCTGCGTCCGTGAGGAACCTTCCAGAGCCAGTCACAGGGTCAGGCACATAACCTGTGGTTCCTGGGCCAGCAAATATGTCAAAAGCAACGTCATCATTTACCCATTCCGTTCCACTCCATATCAAGGCCTGTCCGGTAACGGGGCTAGTAACTGTTACGCCTGTGTGGTCAGGCCCTGTAAAGGCATGAACCTGAGGGTGGTGGTCATCTGGGCCAATCCCATTAAGGTTGTTGTGGTCCGTGATGGGTGTACCACCGCCACCGCCCGTACCAGCAGAGCCCCCAGCGGGAATCCATACTGCCTCATTGGGGTCCCAGTTGTTCTTACCCTGCTCCATCACAGCGGAGCCCAGTAGGATGCTATTTTGAAGGATGAAGGGAAGTTCAGTCCTAGCTAGGTCTGCTCCTAGGTTAGCCTCCGCAGTAAAGAAGTTAGAGTACGTCTCTTGCCCATAGAGACACCAGTAGTTGTTTGCTGGGTCAACGTAGAGCCTCTGAATGGTAGTTGTATTACCACCTCCCGGGACAGGTGTAGGGGTGCCCCCCACATCGTAGGTTTCTGGGTCAAAGGTGTCCGTAGCGGCACTTACAAAGGAGAAATCCCTTGTAACGTACTTGAAGGTAACAGGGGACTGTGCAGGGAGTACCTCACGGTTGGGGTCTGACTTGTCATTGTGCCAGTTGCGGTTGTTCTCCCAAACCACACCCTCGTCCTGCTCCACTTGGAACGTGCCTATCTCCCGTGTACTACCTCCAGAGACGATGGAGCTGAAGGGAAGGACTACGGTAGCCACCTCTCTGAGGGTCTCCGCTGCTTGGTTGATTACCTTAGGATTACTAATCTCCTTCCACTCATCGCCGTTATGAACCGCAAGCCCTAAGAATAACTCCCTGCGTGACAGAGAGGGGTTGGGTGGCTGTGCGTACTGCCTCAGTTCCCCAAGGTTGATAGGTACGCTGCCTATGGGCGTACTAGGAATCCCAGTGTCAGCGATGGAGAACCACACAACACTTCCTGCCACAGGGGGCGCAGCAGTGATAGGTGCGTTAATTTGGGGCCACTGAATACCCTGTACCACAGGTGGAGATAGGGGGCTCGTATACGTGTCCGTCAGAGCACCTATACCCGCAAGGACCTCAATATCGTTAGTCCCGGGGCCGATGTTCAACTCACCGCCATCACCCAATCCTGAGGGCCATGCTTCATTGAAGGGTACACGGTTAATCCACTTCCCTTCTCGGTAGAATAGACCATCACCCAACTCAGCGTTGGTGATTGAAGTGTCCGTGAGGTTCTCTACGGAGGTCTGGTGTGGGTTAGCAAAGTCAGCCTCGTGGTCATCCAAGTTGGACTGTACGAGGGCAATGGCGTCATCCTGAGCTGTTTGGTCATCCACGAGTCCCGTGATGGCGCTCTGTGGGTGTGAGTCCTCTAGTGCAGTGTCAGTTAGTTGTGCGTGACGTACTTGGTGGGGGTTGTTGAAGTCATTGATGTGGTCGTTGAGGTCACTAACAATCTGGTCAATCTGGTTCTGAAGGTCCTTAATTTCCGGAGTGAAGTCCTTACCAGCACCACTATTACTACTACCGTTCCTGATGTAGGTAATGTGTCCATCACCTTCCCCAACCGTTACTGAGCCTGCGTCAATGGTGGTACCATCGGACATATACAGTGTCAGACTGCCATCAAAGTCTATCTGAGCATCCGTAACTGATACGCCTTGGTCACCTTTAGGGCCCTGTGGTCCCTGAGGCCCCTGAGAGCCCTGAGGACCACGTTCGCCCTTGGGCCCTACCAAAGAGTCACCCTTGGGCCCCCGCGCTCCTACGGGTCCCTGAGGGCCTTCACTACCGCGCTTACCCTCAGGGCCTCTGGGTCCTTGGGCTCCAGTGGAACCCTTGGGCCCCACATCACCTTTATCACCCTTTCTGCCTTTAGGACCTCGTGGACCACCTTGTCGGAGGTCTACATCGCGGATTCGTTTTTCTAGCTTCTCAAAGAGAGCTAAAGTTAACTCATCCATCAGTGGTTTCCTTTGTTAATCTTCGGCGTTTAGCATCTGCTTAGCGCGAGCTTCGTTCTCCCTACGCATCCTGAGGTCCTGCTCCTTAATGTTCAGGTCCTTCTCCTTCAGGCGGGTCTCAGCAATCTTGAGCCTGCGAGTGAACTCTTGGTCCTCCTCGGCCCCGGGCTGAAGGTTCTTGGTGATGGCATCAATCTTCTTGATTTCCATCTCTTGGGGCAGCATGGAGGCCTCTACCTTGTACTTCTCGGCACGAGCGTAGCTTTCGGCACCCTGTCCACCCACTGCGGAGATTTGGGCATCCTGAAGTTCCATCTGCTTCTGGTGGGCCTCCTGCTGCATCTTCTGCTGCGCGGGGTCGGGCTGTGCTGCTTGGTCCAAGATAGCACTGAGCTCATCACGGTTAGCCAAGTTCATGTGCTGTACAATGGCCTTGACCAGTGCAGGGTACATGGGGGAATCCTGGCCCATGGTTTGCAAGAGCTGGGTAAGCTGTGCAACCTCGTACTCACGTGCTGTCATACCACCTGAGCTGATGGGGATGAACTTAAAGTCCTTCACAGGGAAGTTCTCGGGGTCAAACTGCATATAGCGCCAAGCAGCCTTCTCAATGAAGGGGAGCCAGAAGGACTCATGGAAATGAATCAGGGTACGCTTCTGACGCTTGACCATAGCACCAAGAACCATGGATACAGCACCTGTCTTGTTGTTGCTACCCATACCACTCAGAGAGGCTCCCTCAAGCGTACCTGTGGCCTGCCTGAGCATATTCTGGAGTGCCTCTGCCTGAGCAAAGGTTATCTGGTCTACGTTACCAAAGTTGAATGGTTGCAGGACCTCCCTAGGGTCGCCGTTGGTGAGAATCATCTTACCCGGGCGTACCTGAGGGGTATGTCCCCGGGGGATACGGGTAGCATCCATAGCGAGCATAGGGTGTACCGTGAGGGCCAAGGCATCAATACGTGCCCTGATTTCAGCGTCCAGCGCCTTTTGGGAGTTATATGCCTTCTCTACGATACCACGGCCCCAAAAGACACCCGGGGTTACATCCCACTGGAAGGACACAACGGGCCTGTCCTGCATCATGTAGGGGTTTGCCTCGGCCTTCAGGACGCACTCACCTTCGTTGGCGATGATGACAATCGCTTCAACAAAATAGGTATCATCCGACTCCTCGGGGGCCACGAGGTCTGTGACAAGCTCCTCATCCTCGTTGTAGGGGTTCTGGGCAAGCTCAAGGAGGTGCCGGGGGACTTTACCAAAGTATTTTGTGAGTCTGACTTTATCATTGTGTCCAAGCGAATCCAGTTCGGGGTCTACTTCAATGTTGTAATCCTGAGGTGCGCTGCCAACGGGTACGTCCCGGTATACACCCTTCTCCTGAAGCTCAGTGACGATGTGCTTGGGTACAAACTCATCAATGGCTACACCGTGGGCCTCCTCAATGGTTCTGGCATTGGGGTCGATACGGAAGTTGCGTGGCTGGATGGAGCGCATCTTTACCACGGTCCTGTCCACCACGTTTACGCCTACGGCCTGCATCTGACCATCCATGATGGGCTGTACGGCTGGGGCCATGTCCTTGATTTCTTCCAGGACTACCTCAGCGATGCCTGTGCCATAGATAGCGGCATTGAGGAGTACGTCACAGACTTCCTTGCGGATTTTGTTCTTCTTGAACTCCTCGGTGAGCTTTTTACGCATGAAGGCAATGTCGGATGGGTCTTGGTCCATCACATCATCTTCAATGTCAAACAGCTTACCAGTGGAGAAGGTAGCTTCCTCAATATCCGCTACTGCGTCCTCTACGGCCTGTGCTGTGGCCGGGGATACGATACGGGACCTCTCGGTTTCTCTGGTGGAGTCCTCTTTGGCCCACAGGCCTCGGAAGATACGGCCATACTCTTCCCATTTATACTGGTAGTTGGCCTCAATCTGGTCCTCCCAATCTTGGACCTTCCAGAGGACATAGTTCTCCAAGGTATCCTTATTTTGGAGCGCAACATCCTCATCGGACCGCGAACCATCGCCCATATCATAAATCTTAGCACTGCCCATAA